TATTCTTCATTTAATTTATCATTACCTGCTATTATTCTATTAGCTCCTAAACCAACTCCTCGGGGTACCCGAACTGGTATCCCATATACTGGAGCTGTTAAATCTAGGGTCCAAAGATCTGTTGTATTATTATTATTAGAATCAAAAGAGGCTTCGGGGTATTGAAGAGTTTTATATTGACCACTTGAATCTTTATAACTAATTCTTAACTTGTAAATCCCAGCACGTGGTAATTCTCCATTCCCTCCACTAAGGATAAGGCTTACACTATAATAAAGAGTACCAAGGCCATAATCAAATTTAGAAGGGATAAAATCAGATAATAAAGGAACATATCCAAGTTCTGGAGATTCGGTATTTCCTTGTTGTGGTTCCCAAGCATCTCCTATAAAGTATGTATTTGTACCATTAAAGGTATATACAATGCCAAGGATACCCTCACTATCTCTAGCATCAATATCATAACTAACATCATCTAATGAGATTTTTTGAGTTGGTCCTATCATTGTACCTTTTTGTGATAGTTTCGTATTTGATAATTTTAATTTATTAAAATAATCCGTAAACCCACCTATATCTCCATATCTAAACGAAGGTGCTTCTCCACCAACCGTACCAGTCTCATTAGTAAAGGGGCCTAATTTAAGTTCCCAAGTTGCTTTTGATAATGGAGGTTGAATAATACCAGGACAAAAAATAACCTCATAATTTGTAGGGGTAACTTTTATGTAAGCATGATCTCTATTTTCTATTGAAGTACCATGAATTATATAATATTCGCTTGTTACATAACTTCCTAAACTTGTTTTAGGATTACCATTGGTGATTAGAGAATTTTCATGCCATATATATTTTCCTCCTGGAGTACGTAATGTAGAGAAAACAAGACCTATATTTGTTGGTGGTGATGAACTAGCATCTGGAAAATCAGGGCCTTCTCTTAATATTATTTTTCCATTTGAATCTGTGGTAAATTTATCTTCATTTCCATCATATTGTACTGCTATAAATCCATCATTGTTGGAAATGTTACCTAGTTGTTCGATATAATTACAAGTACCAGATCTTTTTCCATATAATTTAATAGCAACTAATTTAATAGTTCTTATAGGTGGGTCATTAGGATCAACAAATTGTAATTGTCTTTTAAAACCTGAAATGTTTTTCATAAACCAAGGAACAGTAGAAATGCCTGGGTTTTGTTGAATGGTTGAAGAATTTGCTGTGGATCTTTCAGTATATCCTTTATTAAATCCTGAAAAGTTTCCTGTTAAAGTACCAGTAGTACCTATAAGTTCATCATATCCATAATAATACCTAGCATTAGCCCAACCTCTAAAAAACTGTTCTGTTGGGTAAGTACTAGTAGGTGGGAAATAACCTTGGGCGTATGAAGATGTAAATTCTTTTGCTAAAATTGGATTAGCAGGATCACCTGAAGCTGATGCATGCCATATCATGTCCCCCGTAGCTGAAAAATTAAAGTTTTGTTGGGTTGAATTATTAGCATTAATAATATTATCAGGTCTGTAACCTCCTACTTCATATATGGTATATGAAGGTTTAGTATTAGCATTGTTTAAAATCCACGTATAAACTCCATCAGAAACAATATTTTCATTTACATTAACAGGACCTACTAAGTTTAAATTTAATTCTGTTAACTCAGCTAAATAGTCTGTAATATTGAAACCATTTTTAGATGTATTTGATATTTTAATATATTGAACTCCTGTATTATTATTCCACAACCAAGCTACACCTTCTACAGGAGATAAATTTTCAGCAATAAATTCCTCTTTGGTATAATTAAATGGATTTAAAAACACAGGAGTAATTGTAAAAGAGTTTGAATATTTTGGGTTTGAATATTCTGAACAATCCACCCCATATGAATCTAAAGTACCTACTTGTATTAAAGAAGACCCATCTCCAAATTGATTTGGAAATTCTCCTGTATAGAATTCACGTTGGTCATTAATAACTTTAGTAATTGGACCATCTAGAGTTTGAACAATTTCAGACCAACTTTGAGTTAATTGGAATTGAGAACCACTAGTTTGGTATCTTTCTAAAGAACCACCCGTACCTCCTCTAAATCCATCTACAGCATCTGTTGAACCGCTATAAGTTACATTTTGGCTTGTGGGAACAATACGTTTTCTTCTATTTCTTTCTAAAAGGTGTTGTTTTACTACTACTCCTGAGGATAAGGATACATTTGAAGGGGTAAAATCCTTAACCATTTTGAATAGGGAATTATCATAAAATTTAATTAATCTAATAAAGTCAACTAAATTATAAGATTTTATATATTTTTCAAAATAGGAATCTCTTAATCTATCTAGGGAAGGATAATTAGTTCCATCTTTATCCATTTCTCTTACATCCCCTATATATTCTCCAATATTAAAATATCCAATTTGAGATATAATATCTTTATTAATTTGATCTTGAGGAGACATAGCTATTTCAACATACCTTACATCAGGGTCTTTAGGAACTAAATGTTGGGTTTGTTGAACACTTCTATAGGGGGATAATGTGCTTCCCGCCGCTATTTGGGAAGAAACAACTTGTATTTTATCAACAGTATTGGTTTTAATACCTGCTGCGACTTGGTTTTTAGATATGGTTTCAACGTTGTTAACATAAGTACCATTATAAACATCATACCCACTTCCATTTTCAAATGAAGAGGTTGTAGCCCAAGATCCTGATACTTTAGGATGTATTGAGTACGAGGCTGTAAATAATTCTCCACCTAATGATGCTCTAAAAGTTAATTCTTCGGGTGATGAATTAGTACTATTACCTTCAGTTGAGTTAGGGTTTAAAACATAATCATTAAATATACTTTCTGATATTTTAGTATTATAATATCTTATTTCTTGCAATGATCCAGAAAAGTATTCACGTGTGCCTACTTCACTCCCAAAATAAGCAGTAGACGACCCACTCCAATAGTTATATTCTGACTCTATACTACTATTTGAAGAAAATTTTATTTGTTGAGTTAATTGATCATCAGATGATTTATTAGCAGCATACAGATTAAATGAATCATATTTTGTTGTATCATATTGGACCATTACTGACCACCACCCCCCATCAAAAAATGGTAAACTGATTGAAGTACTTACACCATCACTACCTGATGGATAAAATTTTAAATCACCATATTGATATTCTGGGTCTACAATTGATCCACTATATGAGCCTGAGGTACCTGCGGTTCCTGTATATTCTAAGGATAAGAGAGCACCTGTATCTGTTCTAAATAAAGATTGTGAAGGGACAACAGAAATATGAGTAGAGGGTACTTCTTGAGCTTTAAACCTTAAAAGCATACTAGTTGGAACATCATTTCGAGAAACCCAATTGCTATTTAATTGCCAATCTGTTTCTACATAAGTACTTGAACCATCTAATTTTAAGGCGTAACTAAATTTCTTTTCAGGTTTATCATACACACCATCTTGTTTTCTTCTTCCCCCAAATTCTTTAGGTTCTAATATTGTAGAAGGAACACCAAAGGTGGAAAGTAAAGTTTTTAATCCTTTCATTGTACCTTTTGATTTTAAAAGGAATGGAAGGTTATGATATATCTTTTTGTATATTCTTTTACTTACATCATTTAAAGGAATAACTTCATTCGATCCACTTATATAAGTTGTTACTATTTCCTGACCTTCTTGGGGTGCAGAACCTGTTATATTAGATATAGGAAATAAAGAACCACTAGGGGTAATTCCTAAAAAGGCAGCATATAAATCTTCAGTACTATAATTGTTTTGATATAATTTAACACCAAATTCTCTAATAGCATCAGCTACTAAATCTTTAGATATACCATATTCTAAACGGTTATCTGCATTGAATTTATTTGTAATATCTTTTGTATATAACCACACATTATCAAAATGTTGGGCTATCATATCAACAAATAACTCATAATTTTGGTTTTGGGGGTCTTCTACTAAATACTCTGGGATTGTATTATATAGCCTGTCAAGATTATTTTGGTCATAATTTGAGGCTGATGATGCAACTCCCCCATAAGTTGATAGAGATTCATTAACACTACCTAACCAATTTACAACTTCATCACTTCCTGTAGAGTATAAGGTGTAAGGAGGAGTAGTATTAGATTTAGGCCAACTATATTGGGAACCACTATTAAAATATAAAAAATATTCATACCCATCAAAACCTTCAATAGTAGAATCTATTGTTGTTTCTAATGAAGCTCTAGATGAAGAATATGATACTGAAGATGTTGTTGGGCCTGTTATAGAATAAACATAAGTGTTTAAATCGTTTTGAGCATTTTCTATTATTTTAGCTTTATAATAGAAGTTTTCTAATCTACTTAATGCAGACGAAAATTTTACAAATTCATTAAAAATTTCATAGTTAACATTAATATTAACTCCTTTTTCTTCAAGTAAAGATTTTAATTGCTGAATAGATGAAGTTTGAGGAGAAGAAATTAATGATGAAAACGATACAGTTTCAGTAGCTTCACCTACTTGTTGAACTACATCAATATTATAATTTGGACCATTGATAAATTCAAAATCATTGACTTGAATTATTTCTTCAGGGAACTCGATTCTATATGCTTGGGGGTCACTTAATTCCTCTACTACCCATAATTGAGATTTTAAATCAAATTCAGATGGAAGTGGATCATATAGCTTAACTAATATAGTAGAATCTTCATCCTCATCTTCTAATTCAATATTATTAGCAATAATAGTTTTATTAGAACCAAAATTTAAAAGAAAATCTACAAAATATGGTTGTGTTTCACGATATGAAATAAAATCATTTACTGAACCACTTACACTTGAAATTTCAAATTCAGAAGAATCTAATCTAAGTTCTGTTCTATCTGATGATATTTCAGATATAAAGAATTTGGTTTGGGGATTAGACCCACATCTTTTTCTATAAAATGAATATTGGGAAAAATATACCCCTTGGTCTAAATCAATTTCTACTAAATTAGAGGCAGGGTTAAATAGTATATCCCCATCTTTAATATTATAACTAGTAAAATTAGATAATGGAGTTTGTGGGTATATTAAATTTTTATTAGCATCATATACATAATATTCAATATAATCTGTAGAAGCAGTAAAAGCCGTATCTAAATCACTTAAAGCAATTAGGCCAATATCAGAAGATTGATACTCCTGGTATTCAAATGTATTTGGATTTACAAATATTACTTGTGCTTCTTCCATGCTTAAGTAGTAGTATTAGTTTGGGTTTGATCTTCAGCTTCTCTTACTAAAGCTCCTACATCTATTTCTTCACCAGTTTGGAATTTAGTAATTTCAACTTGCAATTCCAAATTTTCTTCTCTTAAACCTGTAATTTCTTCTCTTAATGCTTCAATTTCTTCTTGGATTTGGTCGTAATTTATATATTCGCCACTAGTTTTAACTAAAAATTCATGCGAATTAGTTTCACCATTTGAAGGAATTTCATAAAATAAATTATTATATAATTGAAAAAATTGGTTAACATCAATTTGGGAAGCTAAATCTTCTTGTAAAGTAGTAACACCTAATTCACTGAATTGGGTATCAATAGTTTTAGTGTATTGACTTTTAGAAAATACTTTTTTTTTAAGATCTACTTTTGTTTCTGCCATAACTACCCATTTACTACTTTAAAATATAATTCATCTTTATATACCAAAACAGAATTATTAACTTCAGTTTTAATTAAAATTTGATAATTTCTTTCTGGTTCTAACCCATTCATATAAATTGTGAAATAGTTAGAAACATCATCAGCTGAAATTTTAGTATAATTTGTATCAAAATCTATTACATACTCATTTGTATCTAAGTCTTTTACAGCATAATACGAAGCAGTAGGGAGTAAGAAATTTTGGGTATATAAACTTCCGGTTTGATATGTTCTTTCTGGGTATTTGGGTCTTACATTTAATCTAAACCTATTAATCGAATCTTCATAAAATACTCCTGGGTTTTCATCTAGTGAAATAAATATATCTTCTGTTTGAATTTCGCTTAAGGAAGAACTATAAATTGTATCATCCCATCTAAACTCAAGTTGTGGGGGGTAGATAGTATAAGTATCTATAGAATAGAACTTCATATCTGGGGTATAGGTATGGGAATTATTAAATTCAATAGAATCTTCCCACTTAGCTATGAACCCATAGTTATTTAAATCAAATTCTTCAAAATAAGAACCGCTTACATATTTAGGGTAAACATACCTATTTAAACCTTTAGAAGTTACATACCATTGTTTTACTATTTCAGTTACATCAGCATTTAAATCTTTTTCTGTTCTTACATTAAAGGATTGGGTAACAGGTAAAACTAAGTTAGTATCTGTAAATGAATCCCACCATATTCCTCCTCCAGGTGTTGAAGTAGTAAAGGAAGCAGTAACATATTTTCCAAATGAAGATGTTGGCCATTTATTATCATTATCTTTATAAGCCCAACTTACCCCATCTGTTGTTTGAGGTGAGTTTAAATAATACCCTGTACCATTTATCCAAGAAGCAGCTAAAGGGAAAATTTCAAGTTTTGATTCCTGATTTATACTTTCTGCTGTAGCAACAAAGTTTCTTAGGTTTACTTGATAATTATTTTCACCTATTAATTCATCAAAAATATAATCTATTTCATTTTGATCATACTGAGAAACATACCTTGAGACTGAATTATTATTTGAAAGAGATGTTTCAATATTTCTAATTTCAGTCATCTCATCTAACCCAGTATTCATTAAAGGATACTCTGAGTATAATGTAGCGTCTTGTGTAGGAAATATTTTATATACCGCCATTGTTTTTTTAATTAGAATTTAACTACTCTTCCAGTTATATCTTGATTAGGATATTTTACTTCAAATATCATAGGGTCGATTGAAGGATATATTACATTATTTAATGTAGCTCCTTCAATACCATAAGCATATTGTGAATATCCTAATGTAGTTCCAGTTTTATTTGTTATTGTTACATTTCTTACAGTTTGAACCCCATCTATCTCATCTAATAATACATTTAGATTTCGCAAAATAATAGGTTCATTAATCTGCCAATTATCAATATTAAAGTAATTAATTAAAGAAGTTAAACATCTTCTTAATACTTCATTATTATTATAATTAGGTAAAGTAATTATTTCAAAATCTACACCAATATTAATAACAAAAGCATCTTTAATTGTTAGAGAATCACCTATCATTTTATATTCATTAAGATAGGTTTTAAGGTTTTCCTTTAAGGCACTAGATGGTGTTCTAAGGTTTTTATTTAAATCATAGGATAATACATAAATATCTAATGTGCTGTTTGAATTATCTTCAATACCTGGTTTTTGCACATGAGCTTTGGAAATAGCTCCATATCTTGAGGGTAAAGATAAAGTACGAACTAGATAATCATCAGCAGTTACATTTCGCAGCTGAGTAGATACATTTGATATTGTATTTTGTCTTAATTCTTCTATTGAATCCCCATCTTGACCACCAGTTGCTGCCTCAGGGTTTTGGATTTCTACAGAATCAAAAATATATTGTGCTGTAGTAGTGTCTAAATTATTATCCTGGAATTGGATATTGGATAAAGGTGTAATTTGGGTTAAACTATTAGCATCAATATTTGAATTAACCCCTCCCCCTGTTAAATACCTTATAGTTAAGGTAGTGTTTGAAGGTGCTATACCATAAGTATTTGTAAAAATGAAGTTAGTTGGAGAATAAGCTGTTTTTAATCTATCTATTTCAAAAGGTAAACCTAAACCTACATTATCAGGATTAGGAACAATAGTTTCATCTGTATCATTTACATTACCGTTTCCAAACTGTAATTGTAAAGTAGTATCATTTACAAATCTAGTTGCAAATCTACGTTGGACTTTTTTTAGTTGTAAAATATAGGGTGTATCACTACTATCAGATGAATTATTAGGATCGTTTATGTTAGTGTTTTTAATGTTATCATAAACTGATTCTTCTCCCAAATAATCTACTTCATACCAAGTATTACCATCAGAATCTGTTACATCTAAAATGTAAGCTATATTATCTCCTGTGATTTCAATAGTAGGAAATTCTTCATAATCACCAAAACTAAAAGTTGTGGTTTGGATTTCTCCTGAAATTGCTTTTCTAGTTTTCTTTAAAAGGTAATATGTTGGGACATTATTTGAGATTTGAGCTACACTTACATTAGTTGGATCTAATGAAGATGATACTTTAAAATCAACTAAATCCTCTACAATAAATTTAAAAGGTGTTCTAGCAATTGAAGATAATTGGGTGTTTTCTAATACTTGAACGGCATAATCATAATCGGGAACTGTTAAACCCCCACTTAATTTAGCAGGTAGTAGTTGGAAAAAATCTACATTTACAGTTGATAAACCTGTTGTTTTAGGTTTATACCCAAACATATATGCTAAATCAAATAAATTATTTGTTTGACGTGCATATTGTAAAAATGTTTCTTGGATTTGATTATCTAAATAAAATGAAAGAACATCCCCTACATAAGAAGCTTGTTCCATAAACATCATGCCAGGAGAGGCAGATGAAAAATCAGTATAGGTATTTGGAAAATAGGTTTTAGAAAAATTTATTAATTGGTCTCTAAAATCACCAAAATCTTTACCTAAATAATTTATATTTCTTTTAACTTGAGCCATTATGAAAAGGTTACTTCAATTTTATCTTCTATATTAGTGCTTGGTAAAGCATAAGATAAAGATATATTTACTTGGTTTTGATCCGGATTACCTGTAACATCTAAAGATACTATGTTTATATCTGGAATATAATCTTGTACTTGTAATTGGATATTTTCCTGTAAACCTGATAAGTTTTCAGTAGAGATTTGTTCGAAAATAAAATCTCTTAATCCTAACCCAAACCCAGGATTTGCTATACGTTCTCCTCTATTAGTTAAAAATATATTTAATAAATTAGCTTTAATGGCATCTTTAGTTTGATAATTAGATCTAAACACACCAGGAGCATTAAATGGTATATCCACACCAATTGCTACTCTTGGTTTTAAATCATTAGGAAATATTTGTCTAGACCCAAATGCCATAATTAATTATTCATTAAACCCATTATTTGATCCATTGATACTTCTCCTTGTGGTAA